TGCTCGGCTACGCGATTCACCAGGATCCGGCCCCGGCGCTGTTCGTCATGCCGACACTGGATCTTGCCCGCTATGCCTCCAGGAAACGAATACAGCCCATGATCAACGCATCTTCGGTCCTGAAGGAACGCAAGCCGGCAAACGAGGATGATTTTGCTATCCTTGAGATGGTCTTTCCCGGGATGATCCTCACGTTGGCCGGCGCGAATTCGCCCGCGTCTTTGGCATCGAGGCCCTGCAGATATGTGTTCCTGGACGAAGTGAACAAGTTTCCGAAGTTCAGCGGCAAGGAAGCGGACCCGATCTCGCTTTCCACGGAGAGACAGAAGACGTTCTGGAACCGCAAGACGGTGATCATATCGACTCCGACGATGGAAGACGGCCAGATCACAAAGGAGCTCTCAAGCTGTGATGTGGTGATGGACTATTGGGTTCCATGTCCTCACTGCGGCAAGATGCAGACGCTCAAATTCGGGCAGATCAAATGGCCGGAGGAACTGGACCGCAAGGATCCGTTCTATCCGGTAAAGGTTCGGGAATCGGCCTGGTATGAGTGCGAGGGATGCGGCGGGCAGATCACGGACATGAATCGGCCTCAGATGATCGGCGCCGGTGAGTGGAGACCCAGAGAGAAGCCGCCGCTTTCAGCGCGCTCCATCGGATTTCACCTGCCCTCGTTTTACAGTCCGTGGCTTGGGTGGGGCGATATCGCCGAGATCTTCGTCAAGTCTCAGCCGTTCGTCGAGAAGCTTATGAACGTGGTGAATTCATGGTTTGCCGAGCCGTGGAAGCGACAAACCGAGGAACGCAAAGAGTCGTCGGTCCTCGAGCTGCGTGATGATCGGCCTCGAGGGCTGGTGCCTTCGGATGGGGTGCTGGCGCTTACTTGCGGTGCGGATACCCAGGACAATGGGTGGTACTACGTGGTGAGGGCCTGGGGAAACCCATCCGGCGGGCGGCTGGAATCCTGGCTCGTGAGGGAGGGGTTCGTCGATTCGGAGGATGCCCTGGAACAGATCATCCATGGGCGATATCAGGACGCCACGAATCAGGACTATGTGATTGCACTGACGTTGATCGATGCCATGGGCCACCGGACAGCTGACGTGTATGAATTCTGCCGCAGTCGAATCGATGTCAAGCCCGTCAAGGGCGAACAGAAGATGGCGCTGCCATACGGAATCAGCATCATCGAGTTCTTCCCGAACTCCACGAAGCCGATCCCCGGAGGCCTCAAGCTCTATCGGCTGAATTCGAGCTACTACAAGGACAAGCTTCACGGGAAACTCATGATCAATCCGGCGGATCCTGGATCATTCCGACTGCATGCGGAGACCACCGAGGAGTATGCGCGGCATATGGTCGCCGAGTACCGAAACGATCAAGGGTTGTGGGAGTGTCCACAGGGACGTCCCAATCACTATTGGGACTGCGAATATCTTGCTCTCGCCGCGACGGACATTCTGAACCTGCAGCATTGGGGACAACCAAAAATATCGGGGCAACAATCGACGAGTGATGACCGGCCTGGTGTGCAAAACGGCAGGTCTGGACCTGCAGCGGTGGGAAACATCCATCAGCGGATCAATGACGCCGTGCGGCGTCGCATGGTGAACCCATGGGCTGGGAGGAGGTGAAGAAATGGGCAGAAAGAGACAAGCAGATATCCGTGTTGGCATTCCAGAACTGGAACAAATTTCCGAAAAGCCGACGGCTGTTGAGGCTTCATCCCGGGATTCCACGTTCACCAACAGTATCGGCAGGGCTCCTTGCCCACAATGTAATGCTCCGTGGGCCCCCGTCCGGAATACGATGCCACCGGATAACGGGAAGAGGATTCGCCACCACGTATGCCGTCGATGCGGTCATAGATTCAAGAGCGTTGAAAGCCTTTGCTAAATCTAGCAATAACCCACTTGTTTTTCTCTTGATTTTCTTTTAAAGGCTACTGGAGTTGTTTGAGTGTTCCCCACGGGCGTGGGGATGAACCACAAAAAATTCGGGTTTTCCTCTCCGGGCGGCCACCTGGTGAGGGGACGCAAGAACGAAAGAGGCGGCAGTCTGGTGCCAGTCCACCGGATTGCCGCCTTTTTTGTTGCCCACAGGGAGAAAGGATCTCCATGGCCACATATTCCGAGACGCTCGCGAGTTATGAGGCCGCACGGGACGACGTGCTGGTGAACGGCCATTCCGTGAGCATCGACGGCAGGGAATGGCGGCGCGACAACCTGGAGGCTCTCGAACGACTCATCGACAAGTACCGCACACTGGCGGCCAACAGCTCCGGATCCAACATCTTCGACCGTGCCCGCGTGGGCGTTCCCTACAGGAGCTGAGATGGGATTCTTGCGGGATCTCTACAACATCACCCAGCCCGACCACCAGCCGCGAAAACCCAACCGAGGCCACGCAGGGCCACCCATGGTTCGCCCGGGCATGTCCTCGGGCAGGTATTTCAGACGGTCGGGGGCGTCTATCCAGGGGACCATGAGCAACTGGCTTTCCGCAATCATCAACGCGCGGATCGCCGAAAAAGAGCGCCGCAAGGTGAGCGACCGGGCCTGGGACCTCTACACCAATGACGCCATGTCCCATGGGCTCCTCGAATCATTCCTGGTGGAAATCGTCGGCACCGGTCTCACTCCTCAGTCGCGCCCCATGCTGCGATGGCTCGATCTCGACAGTGAATGGCAAGAGCAATACCAGGCGAAGAACTATGACCTCTTCGAGATTTGGGGCCTCGACATCCGCAACTTCTGCGATGCGCAGCGCCGGCTCAACATCTACATGCTCCAGGCGCTGGCCCTCTTCCACTGGAAGCTCGACGGAATCGGCGTCTTTCAGGTCATCAGTAAGCAGGAGCCAAATCGTCCACTGTCCCTGTCCATTCTCCCCATCGACGCGTCCCGCCTGGTCACCCCCACTGACCTGAAATCCAGGGAAGACGTTTATGACGGCCTGGTTCTCGACTCGAACGGGGCCCCAACGGCGGCGTATGTGCTCAAGGCCGGCAAGAAGTTTCCGGGTTCCGCGAGGTCCGAGGACTGTACCAAGGTGCCGGTGTACGACGAGAAGACCGGGCTCCCCAAACTTCTTCTCGTCTGCGACGTGCGCAACATCGCCGAGTACCGGCAGGACTCGGTCCTCGGACCCATGATCAAGGAGATCAAGGACTCTAACGACCTGAGCGACGCCGCCATTGTCAAGACGCTCTTGAACACCCTCATCGCGCTCTTCATTGAGGACACGATGGGAACCCAGCGCCAGGCGCTCCCGATTGACCAGCGGATCCAGGAGATCGAGAAGGGGACCATCATTTTCGGTTCAGCCGGCGAGAGGCCCCACAGCATCACCAACGACGCTCCGGGAGCCGGCTACGGGGAGATCAACGAAGCCATCATCGGGCGCCTCGGCATGAGCACGTGCAGGGGCCCCGAATCCATCGCCAAAGCTTACAAGGCGTCCTACAGCGCAAGCCAGGCAAGCATAGAGAACGCCGGCAAGTATGACGACGTGGACCGGGCCATCCTGACTAACCAGTTCTGCCAGCCCATCGAGGTCTGGAAGCAGTACGAGGCTGCCATCCGAGGGCTTATCCAGGTGAAGTCGATCCCTCATTTTCTGGACAATCTCCACGCCTACACGCGGACGGTGTGGTTCCCGCCCAAACTTCGCCCCATTGACAAGCTCAAGGCGGCCAGGGCCGATGACGTGAGGCTCGGCAACAACACCCTCACCTACTCCGACGTTTACGGGGAGCGGTCCATGGATTGGCGGGCGGCTCTCAGGCAGCGTGCGGTTGAGCTCGCATACATCCAGGAGCTCGAGCGCGAATTCGGAATCAACATGATCGACCGGCAGGAACAGGATCCCGACCGCGGCGCACAACCAATTCAGGCCCCTCAAGAGCCTGAAGACGACGATCAAGAGGAATAGGCATGTCCCTGATTGACCTGGTTCAGGATGTGGTCTGGGCGATCCACCCGGCCAAGCTCGACGAGATCAACGCATTCATCGAGCTGCGTCTCAATGGGAAGGCCGCCATCGATGAGGAAGCCGAGGAGGCCGTGTCGGGAAAGAGCGGCAACCGGGCGGATTCGGCCTACGAGGTTCGCGACGGCGTGGCCGTCATTCCCGTTTACGGGACGCTCATGAAACGAGCGAACATCTTCACGCGGTTCTCGGGTGGAACCAGCTACCAGCTCCTCCGCAGGGACATCGGCATGGCCCTCGAGGATCCTGCCGTGAAGGGGATCGTCCTGGACGTGGATTCCCCGGGAGGAACGGTGGACGGAGTGTTCGAGCTGGCGGATTTCATCCGCGAATCCCGGGGTAGAAAGCCCATCGTCGCGGTGGCCGACGGAAACATGGCAAGCGCGGCATATCTGCTTTCATCGGCGGT